ATATCTACAACCCAGATAACTTTGACAAGAGTTTGCGACCTGCGGCTGAGTTTATCAAAGAACACAGTTCTAAATACAACACACTTCCTGATCGCACACAAATATCGGCGGCCACAGGAGTTAAACTAGAATCGGTTCCTGACTTAAATGAAGGCCACTATGATTGGTTTATGCAAGAGTTTGAAGCGTTTACAAAACGTCAAGAACTTGAACGTGCTATTCTTAAATCTGCAGACTTGCTGGAAAAAGGCGAGTTTGAACCTGTAGAGAAACTGATCAAAGATGCTGTGCAGATTAGTTTAACAAAAGACTTAGGTACAGACTTTTGGTTTGACCCTGAAGGTATGTTTACCAAGTACTTTGATGCAGGCGGACAAGTAAGTACAGGTTGGCCACAAGTGGATAGATTATTGTATGGCGGATTCAGTCGCGGCGAACTTAATATTTTTGCAGGCGGCTCAGGCTCGGGCAAGTCGCTAGTTATGATGAACATTGCGCTGAACTGGGTGCAAATGGGCTTACATGGCGTGTACATATCGTTAGAACTTTCAGAAGAACTAACAGGCCTGCGTACAGCGGCTATGTTAACTGACATGTCAACCAAAGACATTCGCAAGGACAAAGAAACAGCCGCGTTGAAGATCAAGATGGTTGGTAGAAAAGCAGGCAGTTATCAAGTTAAAGCCCTGCCAGCACAAAGCAACATTAACGATATTCGTGCTTTCTTGAAAGAGTATCAAATTAAAACAGGACACAAAGTTGACTTTATGATGGTTGACTACTTGGACTTGCTGATGCCGGTGAGTGCAAAAGTTAGTCCCAACGACTTGTTTGTGAAGGACAAGTACGTTTCAGAAGAATTGCGCAACTTGGCCAAGGAACTGGGTATCTTGCTTGTGACAGCATCGCAGTTGAATAGAAGTGCTGTGGAAGAGATTGAATTTGATCACTCACACATTAGTGGTGGTATTTCAAAGATTAACACAGCTGATAACGTGTTTGGTATCTTTACAAGTCGTGCTATGAAAGAACGTGGTAAGTATCAAATTCAGTGTATGAAGTCTCGTAGTTCCACAGGTGTTGGACAAAAGATTGACTTAGAGTATAACATTGAAACCATGCGTATCACTGATGCTGGCGGCGACGAAGGAACAGGCTACAACAAGCCACAAAGTTCTATCATGGATTCAATTAAGGCAAAGAGTCAAGTTAAATCAGCAGATGACGAATCAACAGCGCCAAAATTCGAACGTGCAACAGGAACCCCTGCATGGGAGCAGGGGCCTAAGATAAACGCAGATGTTCAAAGTGCAAAACTAAAACAACTGCTGGGTCAGATCAAATCAAATTAAGCAATTGATCCGCGGATCACAGCGTAGCGTATTACAATGGCTTCGCCTAGTGTGCCACCTGTGATGTTGCGAACTGAAATTACTGCTGACCCTGAAGTGCAGTTAGCATCAAGATTGTAAGCAGCACCAGTGACTACGCCGCCTACAATGTTCATCAACAACAAGTCTCTGGCACTGATAGTGGAGTTAGTCAATGTGAAACTAACTGTGGTATCGGCAGATAAGTTAGTGTTTTGCATGGTGATTTCGCCTGACGGCTTGTTAAGAGTTACACCAGTTGATTTATTGCCTGTTTGTGATACTGTGCCGCCAGCGCCTGCATTATAACCAACAGCACCACCGTCTGTGGCTAAAATGTTTCCTGTAGAAATAACGTTGCCAGTAGCAGATACTATGCCAGGAAACGTTGCTTGAGTTGAACTAATAGTAGCACTCAATGTTCGAACATTACTAGTAAGAGGTGCGTTGTAAAACTGAATTTCAGAACCCATTGCAGTGCCACTGAAAGTTTCCTTGGCCACAAAATCAATGCCTGTGGGCAATGTTGTTCCAGCAGTTGGTCCGTAGCCGCTGCCATTCCAACCACCGCCAACGAATCGCAACAATACATCGTTGTTTACTGGCACAGTGGGACTGGCAGCAGTGCCTCGTGATCGGCGACCAACAAGCGTAGGAACGGCACTGGTACCAAAGGCATCGTTTGTAATTCGAGCACTCACACCGTCGTTGCCGGTGATATGTATCATTCCGCCTGCTTGTGTGACAGGTTGATAGCTACCATCTGTGCTACCAACAATGTTTAGAGCACCAGCAGAATTGGCAGGAATACTAGGAGCATTAATATGAACAAAGCCATTAGCAGCGTATGCAGAAAATACTGGATCGCCTCCACTGGTATAGGTGACAAAATCACCGCCAACGTTTAGATTACCAACGATACCAGTTCCTCCGTCAACTTGCAGCGCACCAGTGGTTGGGCTTGTGCTAGTTGCAGTCCCGTTGATGTAAACGTTGCCGGCATATTGGTTGTATCCACGTGAGAAGTCAAAAATATCAATAGTAGTACCACCGTCAGAACTACTGAATCTAAATGAATACTGTCCTGTAGCACCGAATGTAATTGTGTTAGAAACTCCTGGTGTCCCAGGACTGATACCTTGAATGCCGTATAAACCTAAGCTAACAGAAGCAGGTAATGTTAGTGTGTGAGCAACGTTAGTGATATTAATAGTAAAATTTAAGAAACCGGCTGTACCGCTTGGACACCAATTTGTAAATCCTAAGCTGACGCTACCTGTTGTAGAAACATATTGATATTGGGCCGCGGTATAATCTAAGGTTATTGTGCCTGAGGTTGCTGTGTTTTGCAAATAGGTATAACATGTATCATTTAAGGTGACATTATAAATGAGGTTGTCATTCATGTTGTTGTCTAAAGTGCTACCAGTTAGGGCAGATTTTAGTACAGATTTGCTTTGCAGCTCGGTAATTTCGTCGGCAGCAAATTGGAAATTGGTTTTAGTATTGGTAAAATTGTCACGCATGCCCTGCGTATTATTGGGCTGGCCCGCAACTGGGTACGTACCATCGATGTTGTTTGGATTGATTTGACTAGTCATGTGTGTTCCTTGTATAATTACACGTTATTGATATTTATTGTTTTTTAAAATCCGCTAAATAATCCAAAGGCCCTGAGTAATGCAAAAAAAGACCCGAAGTATTCTAGAAGAACTAGACTCTATGTATGTAGAGCGTGATCGTCGCCTAATTATTGAAACTCGGGCTGACAGCATTATTGCTAGTGCAATCAGGCTTGTAGAGCAAATTGAAGCAGAATTTGGCACAGAACAAGCTGAAAATTTAACTAGAAAATTACTCAATGCTATAAGAACAAAAGACGCTGGAAAATTCTCCAGATCAGTCAGGAGAACAAATGCGGATCAATGAAGTAGTAAATGAAGGTGTTTTAGGTGGTATAGCCAATGCAGTGGCAGGTGCAGCTAACGTTGCTGGCCGCGGCATCATGCAAAAATATGGCGGAACATCCGGCGGAACATACGGAGCCGCACAATCGGGCTCAGCAGCACAAATGGCAGCAGGTCAAATGACTGGACCATTGATTGCAAAAATGGGACAAGAATTGCAAACTCAGTGGTTAACACAAGGTCTTCCTGCGCTAATGAAAGCGTCTAACTCAACTGAACCAGCACAAGTTGATCCTGCTGACCAAGCAGCAGAACTGCAAAACCTAATTAATAAAACTCTAAAATTTAAATACGATGCTCCTAACGTAAATCCCGCTGCTGACGGCGGTCGAGCAAAAGCCGAGGCTACTCACCGAACCCAAGAAATCGAAACAGCAATAGGAGAGATAACTAGACATCCCCCTCCGGGTTCAGGCAAAGTTAAATCAGCGGCTGAATACAAAGCAAATTTTACTAACTTGGCCAATGCAATGGCAGCATTGATGAACCTCACTGTATTCCAAGGTGGCGGTGCCCCTGTGGGAGGCGCAGAAAATCCATTAGCAAATTCTGCTATGATCGCATTAGGCGCAGGCCCTGCAGACCTAGCTAAATTTAATGCTTTGGTTGCACGAGACAACAAAAAAATAAATCCCACTGGGTCACCAACTGTTGATGCATTGTTAAAGGCAGCAAAACTATTATGACCTACTTACTCGAAGGTGGCAATGTTTTTAAAGACGCCAAAGGAATACCGTTAACACAACGTATTAACCAGGGCGATATACCAGGCACAGTACAATGGCTGGAGCAAGTGACAGGCCTAGATTTATCTCGAGACATCGATCCTGCTACTGGCTACCCTGTTAAGTGGTTGGGTTCTACAGGTAAAAAGCCTGATTCGGGAGACCTTGATCTAGCAGTTGATACAGCGGATATTCAGAAGCCCGATCTCAAGGCAAAGCTAGAGCAATTTGTAAGAACACAACAAAATGATCCTAGAGACTTTGTTAGATTGTCTGGCGAAGCAGTACATTTTAAAACTCCAATCTTAGGTGATGCCAACAACGGGTTTGTACAAACAGATTTTATGTTCATGCCAAACGTTAACTGGGGTGCATTTTTCCTCAGCGGTGGCGTTGACAGCGCATACAAGGGAATGTACCGTAATGTACTCATGAGTTCTATGGCTAAAGCATTAGGTCTTAAGATCAGTGCCAAGGGTTTAACTAGTAGAACAACCAATGCATTAGTAGATGGCGGCCTTGATCCTGACTATGTTGCCACAGTCCTATTAGGTCCTGGTACTAATCGCAATAATCTCAAGAACGTCGAAAGCATTTATGCTTCGTTGGCTAAAGATCCTAATCGTGAAGCTAAGTTAGCAGATTTCCGTGAATACCTCAAGCGTGAAAATCTACAAGAGCCTAGTGTTGTTAGAGAGAATGATGTTAACTTCTTGGCTAAACTAAGAGACCGTATTGTTAATCAAGGCATGCTTCCATTGATCGAAGCAGAGAAACCAGCTAACCCATACCGCATTTATGAAGCAGAAGCACCGGGCGTTGGTGGCAAGGCTAAAGGTATCGAACACTTAGAAGACCTAGTGTTCCGTAAAGCCACTGCTGGTATTATGGATGCACTGGAAATTGTCAAGCATGCAGCAGAATCACCGGCAAAGACAACCACAGTTAAGTGGGACGGTAAGCCTGCAATTATATTTGGTCGCAAACCTGAAACAGGTGAGTTTGTATTAACTGACGGTTCAGGTTTTGAAGCTAAAGGTTATGATGGTTTAGCTACAAGCATTGAGCAGTTGGCACAATTTATGAACCAGCGTTCAGGAGATCGCACAGCATTGATTCAGTTATATGCTACACTATGGCCTAAATTAGATGCAGCTCTTCCTACAAACTTCCGTGGCTATGTCAAGGGCGATTTGTTGTACATGGACACACCTCCAGAAGTTGCTGGCAACTATGTGTTCCAACCTAACACAGTTGAATATCGCATTCCTGCTAAGTCTGCACTAGGCAAACGAATTGGCGCCAGCAACATTGGTATCGCTATGCACTCAATGTATGCGGATCCAGGATCTCCACGAGAACCTCTAAGCAGAGTAAACTTTAACCCTGTGCCAGGACTGTTGTTAATTGAACCTATTGGCGGCAAAGAAATTGTTCCTAATGCACAATTGATCAGTCAGATCAAGTCTTTAGCAAAATCAAAAGGTCCAGCAATAAACACTTTGTTTAATCCTGCAGAATTGCGAGCAAATCAAATCACAGACTTGGCCAAGTTATGCGTGGACTATATTAACTATCGCATTGGCACAGGTCATTTTGAAAACTTGCTAGGCGGATTTGGGCAGTGGCTACAAACAAAAGTGACACCGCGCAAGTATGCCAATATCATTGAATACTTACAAAGTCCTACTTCTAACAAAGAAGGTCTAGTGTCTGCCTTTACAGCGTTTATTTTGCTGCATGACTTAAAGTTAGACATATTACGTCAGCTAGATCTCAAGGATCCAGGGCACGAAGGCTGGGTAATGGCCACGCCTGCAGGCTATGCTAAAGCAGTTAATCGTTTCGATTTTACCGCTAGAAATAGAGCCAGAAACAATCCTGAACAGGGCTGATTTTTGCCATTTGGCTAAATAAGTGCAGGGACTAAATGTCTCACTAACTTAAAGGAAATAAAAATGGCTATTTTTACAAAAGTAAACGGAACTACACAACCAGTATTTGCAATGGACGTTGCAAACGGTTCTATCGCTGGTACAGCTAACGTTGCTGCACAAGGCGTTGTTAACTTGGCAGGCCCAGGTCTAGACTTCTTCAGCTTGACAGCTAACGCTTCTCTAGGCACATCTGCTAACGTTAATGGCTACATCAACAACGTTATCCAAGCTATCCAAAGCGGTGCTGGTATCACTAACGGCGGCGCAGGCGGCACAATCGCTATGTACCAAGTTACTCCAAGCGCACCAGCTGTGTTGAACATCGCTATCTATCCAAAGGGCGCTTACACTACAGCTACTCTAGTTGCTGCTGCTCAAACAGCTAACGCAACTGGCGGTCAAAACATTGGTATCCCAACTGCCAACGTTGCTGGCGCAGCTACATTCACTACAACTCCATTGGCCTAATAGCTAATTAAGTTTGTAATTACCCTGGACATAAAAACTCCAGGGTTTCTTTTTGGCGTTAAATATGCACATAATGAAAATCGTGTGCCGTACCCTCTTTGATTGTTCTTACACTGGTGTAACGGGACACTTCCGTCCTAGTGAGATCCCGTTTGTTGATAAATGCGGGCAAAAAATTTCAGACCAGCAGAGTTGGAATAGATCTAGAAATCAACAACGAAACTGGGAAACACTAATGCAAATCATTGGCTTGCGAACCCAGCCTCAAAATATTACCAGACCGGAATGCAAAGATAGCATATGGTCATTTGAATTTACGGCCGAAGCTGAAGGTGTGTACAGCCTCAGCGATGATCCAGATCCTATTGCTGGACTCAAACAAGATTGCGAAGGTGTTCCAATGGTAGTAAGCCTTGACGAACAACCTGGCATATTACCTACGGTAAGTGTAAATGGCAGTAATCAAAACATTTGGTTCGAAGCCATAAATAATGCATTGGACTAATATAATCATGGTTGACACTACAGACATCGAAAAGAAAAGTTTAGAAGCCCACGTTGAATTGTGCGCCGAACGCTACAAATTTCTAGAAACAAAACTAGAGTCTGTAGAAGGCAAGTTAACTACAGTAGTAGACTCAGTGTCGGCTGTTAAAGAAACAGTTCAGACAATGGCTACTAAAAACAATGATAGATTAATCAACTGGGGCATTGGTATTATTGTTGCCTTGATAGGTACAGTGGGTTGGATGATACAACACTACGTATTAAAATGAACAAAGAACAAAAGCTAGACAAATTTGCTGAGCGTGAGTTTAAACGGAATATTAATTCCATAATACTTCACGACGGCGAAGGCGGGTACGTTGTTTTTGGAAAATACCACCTAACTCCTGTCAGTGACGGATTTAAAGTATTAACTAAAACAGATTCCCAAGAATTGTTTAGTAGTAAACGCACAGCACTAAGTTGGTGCATAGCTGATCACAATAATCAGCTTAATTTAGCAAACAATATCAAAATTTTAGACCAAAAAAAGCAGATTTTATCTGCTGACCTACATTGTCGTCGTAGTGTTGCAGAACGCAGTAGACATGAAGGGTTTTCTGAAATAGTAACTACAAAAATGCAGCCAAAAATAGACAGCTACAAATCATTGAATAATGAATTGGAGAAATGTTTAATTTCGGCTAAATATCTACAAATTAGAGGATTCAACAATGAAACTGCACGATCTAGCGGCACCCAGTCCCGCAAAACAAATATCTAAAGTATTCGAAAGCTACTTTGGTTCACGTATTAAGTTTGACCAACTAACACGTAGTCAGACTCGCACTTTGCTCGGTAAAGTGCGCAATGTGCTTGGTGAACACCGCCAAACGGCTGCACGTCATACTAGCGAGCAGGATCCAAAGTATCTGCAATTAGTGATGATGGAACAGGCACTAACAGCACGTATGAAAGAAAGTGTTATTCCTCCAGCTCCTGGCACACAACCTGCTGCACAACCTGGCGCACAACAACAAAATGCAAATGCTACAGCACAAGTTAAGGATCCTAAGCTAGCTGCTGCTCTTAAGAAGAGTCAAGCTGGTCAGACATTGAATCCTGAAGAGCAAAAATTAGTTGCTGGCGCAGCGTTAATGAAGGCAGAAAGCCGTCAACGCAATAGATTAAATCGTTTGCTCCGTGAAAGCGAAGTACAACAAGCTCAAGTAGTTCTTGCTGCTCAAGACATGGTTGATAAAATGCAATCTATGTTGGAAGACGTTAGTGAATTACAATTCAAAGAACTTCCTGCACTTGTTGATAGTATCAAGAATCAAGTTGGTATTGATCAAGCTACACAATTTAATACAGACGCGAGTGCTGCATTGGCTGGATTGTTGCAAAACATCCAAGGTGCTAAACAACAACTCGACGCCGCTCTTGGCGTTGTGACTGGCCAAGGTCCTGCTGCTGGTGCCCCAATGGCTCCTGCAATGGGTGCAGATGCTGGTGCTGATATCGGCGCCGACCTAGGTGCTGAAGCTGGTGCTGCTGTTGGCGACGACTTAGAAGCCGCAGCCGAAATGCCACCAGAAGAGCCACCAGCAGGTGGTCCAGGTCTAGGCCGAGCACGTAGATAATGCGTATCAACGAGGTTGAAGATCGCCCGGGCTCTAGCCCTACACCAAGCCCTGACCAATTATTGGGCTTGGTGCAGTTCCTAGCAGGTCGTGCGCAAGATCAAGACAGTAGTAAGCAGATTAGCCAGCAAACGTTCATTAGCCTGGCACAAAGTTTGGGCATTAATATTACACCAGATAATCTAGGCCCGATGATTGATCAAGAGCCTCTTTCTAATGTATTAGAACCTTTAGATCCTAATTCGGGCGTGATTACATTTAAAGGCGCTGAAATTGCCCCAGCTGGCATGCCTGTAAACAAAGCACAAGACATTGTAGCCGCCGCTGCTAAAAAGGCAGCGTCCAAAGACCGCGGCATCTAACCAAACTCCTTGACAATTTGTTGTAAATACCTTACAATACTGTAAGGATTAAATCTATGGCTTATTCAGAACAAGTAGTTGATCATTATGAAAACCCACGCAACGTAGGCAAGTTTGATAAAAACGACACAGACGTTGGCACCGGCATGGTTGGCGCACCAGCTTGCGGCGACGTTATGCAATTGCAAATCAAAGTAGAAGATGGAGTGATTAAAGATGCCAGATTTAAAACCTATGGTTGCGGCTCGGCGATTGCGTCAAGTTCGCTTGTTACTGAATGGGTTAAAGGACGAACACTTGACGAGGCGCAAAAGATATCTAATAGCGAAATTGCTGCTGAGCTTGCCCTCCCCCCTGTTAAAATTCACTGTTCAATACTTGCAGAAGATGCGATCAAAGCGGCAGTAGAAGATTATAGAAAGAAACATGAAAATACAACAAAGTGATGTTAGTGTATTAGCCGTATACGCTAACCATCTTAAACATTTATCAGACGCAGATCGGTACACCCGTTTTTGCTACAACATAAAAGATGAAAACATTGACCAATTTATTTTGTCAATTTTATATCATCCCGATGACCATGTTTTGTTTACAGCAACTACTGATGATGTTGTTGTAGGCTTTGGTCACTTAGCACGTGAAGGCGATAACTGGGAACTAGCAGTCAGCGTTGACGGTGCTTACCAAGGCCAAGGCATTGCTAACAAGCTAATGGAACATATGATTGTGTGGGGCAAGACACGCAACATTCATTCAGTGTTCATGCACTGCATCACACAAAATACCAAGATCCAACATCTAGCACGTAAACACGGACTTAAAATGATTGAACGTGACGGTGCAGAAGTTACCAGTCGAGTTGATCTTCCGCCTCCTACTCCAATGGATTATACTGCTGACTTTTTGCGTGAGCAAAGAGAGCTGCTGGAACAAATGCACGATATTCAACGTCGTCTATTAGCAAACTTAAACCCGTTAACTTACGTTAAAGAACACACCCTAGATTAATGATAGTTCAAAAATACGATTATAAACCACTTAGTAGAGAAACTATTGAGGGTAAACGACATTATTGTCTACCCGATGGAACTAAAGTTCCTTCGGTGACAACAATTCTAGATAAAACAAAGCCTGCAGAAGCTCGAGAAGCCTTGGCTAACTGGAAAAAAGCAGTAGGCGAACAACGAGCACAACAAATTACTACAGAAGCTGCAAATCGCGGCACACGTATGCATGCTTATCTAGAGCATTATGTGCTGTCACAAGACATGAAACCATTGCCTGGTAATCCGTTTGGGCATGCTAGTTGGTACATGGCAGCGGAAGTTATTCTACAAGGACTACAGCCAAATGTAGATGAGTTCTGGGGCACAGAAGTTCCGTTATATTACTCAGGTTTATATGCAGGAACCACAGACTGTTTAGGCTTGTGGAAGGGAAAACCTGCCATTATGGACTTCAAACAAAGCAACAAAGTTAAGAAAAAAGAGTATATCACAGACTACTTTTTACAATTAGCAGCGTATGCCGCAGCTCATAACGAAACATATGGTACAAATATTGATACAGGCGTTATTTTAATGGCTGTACAACCTAAACAGTTGGTAGATGGATCTTACGATAAACCCCAATATTTAGAATTTGTAATAGAAGGCGAAGAATTCGCTTATTGGGCCGACGAATGGATGAAACGGGTTGAATTGTACTACCTGACACGATAGCTAAATATGTGATACTCCGAGGATATCACAGTGGCAATTGTACAGATTTCAAGAATTACTCAACGGCAAGGTCTAGAGGTAGATCTTCCGCAACCATTAGCTGGTGCTGAATTTGGCTGGGCAGTCGACCAGCGTAGATTATTCATTGGCAATGGCACATTAGCAGACGGCGCCCCGGTTGTAGGGAATACCGAAGTCCTAACTGAATTCTCAGACATTTTAGGATTTGCTACCTCATATACATACAAAGGCGATGCAGCTGGTTATACAGTACAAACAGGTCCAACTGTTGGTACTCCAGTCACTCAAAGTCTTCAAAGCAGATTAGACAGTTTTGCAATTGTCACAGATTTTGGGGCAACCGGCGACGGCATCACAGATGACACCGCAGCGATCAATCGAGCATTAGATCAATTATATTGCCAACAGACAAATACGCAAATACGTAGAGGGCTATTCTTTCCGGCAGGAACTTATATTGTCACTGACACAATTAATATTCCTACTTACGCTAAGTTGTATGGCGAAGGTGCTCGTAGTTCGATTATTAGTTTTAGAGTACTAGCTTGGACTAACACGGTACCTTATGCTGAAGGCGTTTTAGTACAAAATGGTTCTAGCTATTATCGTTCAGTGGCAGCGGTGCCTATTGGAGCATCGATTTCTGATGTAATTTATTGGGCAGCCGAGTCTTTGCCAGCATATATTGCACGTACCGCAGATAGTTTACAACAAACTGGGGTAAACATCGGTACCAACTCGGCAGTAGCGCCAAAGAATATTGAAATATCATGTATGGCGTTTGAAACTAACCAAATACATGATGGTGTGCTACTACAAGACGCTACACAATCATATCTAGAAGCTGTGGATATTTCAGGTCCATTGACTACAACAGATCTTGTTGTTGCAACAGATGAAATAGCTGCTGTTAGATTTGCAAGTACAGCAAGTTTAATTTGTACACAAATCACATTAGACAAATGTAAATTCTCAGGATTCACATATGGTATTAATACTGAGCAACAAGTAAAAGGCATTACAGTTAGCAACAGTGATTTTGACACATTACACCAAGGTGTAGTATTAGGTGGTCTTACTCCTGTTGATGGTGGCCCAACTGGTTTCAGAGTATTACATAATACATTTGATAACATTTACAACGAAGGCGTTGTAATTTCGAATGTAAGTTTAAATGCAACTGGCTATAATATTTTCTATGATGTTGGAAATCACTTCAACGGCACCTCCTTGCCTTCGACAAGTATTATCGATATTGATGCAGAAAACAACGTGTCCATCGGCGACATGTTCCAGCGTAGTACTACCTATTCTGTAAACTATCCTAGAATTAATTTAAACAACACAGCTAGTATCGGTATAGATAGTGCCGTACAATTGCAATTGGGAACATACATTCGTCAAACTGGCAAGACGTCTGTATTGACTAACAATTCAAGTGCGACAATATTCACTGTTGATTCAACAAAAATACAAGCATTTAAAATGGACTATACCATAATTCGCGACACCGCAGTAAGAACTGGAACAATGACAGTTGTGGCGAACGCTGAAGATAGTACAGGCGATTTTAGCTATTCAGATGATTACCAAGAAAACAATACAACTGATATTACTCTTGTTGCATCTGAATCATCACTAGCCGGCTCAATTGTAGTAAGTTATACCGCTGGTAATACAGGTTCTGACGGCACTTTTTATTATTCTCTAACACACCTAGCCTAATACATGTGGCCCAAAACTTTCGCCGAAAGGCTAGAGAGTTGGAACGATCTAAAGCGGCAAGCCGCCGCTTTAGATTTAGAACCAGCCCTTGACGCCATCAACAAATGGTGGTTCCAAACTCCTTGGACTGCTTATCACTTGCACTGGGATGATCGCAACACTTGGCCAGATCCTTGGCAACTTTTGAGCGACAACATCTATTGTCCTCTTGCTCGCGGGCTAGGAATCATGTACACTATAGCATTAGTAGATAGGCCAGATCTACAGGATGCTGTGTTGGCAGAGTTTACAACGGACAATTTAGTCCAGATTGCTGGGGGGAAATATATATTGAATTGGGACCCGGCATCGATGTTAAATATCAACCCAGGGAAGATAAATTCTCGACACAGCGTGGCGCAAGCACAAATAAAACAACAAATAAGGTAACAATGAAGCAAATTACAGTCGTAAAACGTAGCGGAAAACGTGAGCCGCTAGCGTTAGAAAAATGGCAAGCCCAAATCGCAAAGATTTGTGCAGGAATCGCAGACGTTAGTCAGTCGATGATCGAGATTCGAACGCAATTACATTTTTATGATGGGATTACAACTGAAGAAATTGACGGTATTACACTACGAGCTATTGTAGACTTAATTGACGTAGAAGGTAATCCTGATGTTGGTCACACAAACTATCAATACGTAGCTGGCAAGCAACGCTTGAGCATGTTGCGCAAGGATGTATATGGTGATTACCAACCGCCTCACTTGTATGAGATTGTAAAGAAGAACGTAGCAGTTGGTCTGTACACGCCAGAGCTTCTTGAATGGTATTCAGAAGAAGACTGGAACAAGATGAATGACATGCTGGACCATGTCAAAGATGAGCAATATTCGTATGCTGCTATTGAACAACTTATTGAGAAGTATCTAGTACGTAATCGTTCAACAAAGGAAATTTATGAAACGCCACAAGTCCGATACATGGTCGCTGCGGCGACGGTATTCCACAAGGAAGAACCAAACTCTGCAAGAATGCGGTACATCAAGGAATACTACAACGCGGCTAGCGATGGTCTATTCACTCTTGCTACCCCTGTCCTTGCTGGGCTTGGTACGCCAACCAAACAGTTTAGTAGCTGTGTGCTTATTCGTAGTGACGATGACCTCGATAGTATCTTTGCTTCTGGAGAAATGATGGCCAAGTATGCTAGCAAACGTGCTGGCATTGGTTTAGAAATTGGACGTTTACGACCTTTAGGTTCACCTATACGTGGTGGCGAGATCATGCACACTGGTATGATCCCGTTCCTTAAGAAATGGTTTGGCGATTTACGTTCATGTT